CTCAGCTTGGACCGCAGCTTGTGCCATATTGTTGCCAACTTTATCTGGATCAAGATCCATTGACTTAGCAATTTCACGTACAATGTAATCCATACGTGCAAATGGAGCAAGCGCAGGGTTTGATACGACTTGCATAAATTGCATGAGGCGTTGGCTACGTACTTCATTAGCCATAAGACTTTCTGTACCACGAGCTTTTATCTCCAAATCACCTTTAATTTCTTTATCAAAGTCAAACTGCATATTAAAACCAAAGAAGGCTTTACCTAGTGGTGCTAATAGATAATCATCTATATTTTTAACTACGTTCCGTATACTGCCGTTGGCAGCAGACATGAGCATGGAAATACCAGAAGCAGTACGACCCACACCCGATACGCCTGTTTGACCATGTGCGAAAGATGGAAAGCCAGTTGATTCATCTGATAATACCCTTGCCTTATCGAACATCTGCATGTTCTCGTTACTTACATTAGGAAACTTAGTGCCAAAGATAGCTTGACCAGGCGCCCCTCCCTGTCTCCTAAACACTTTTCCTGGATACACGGAGAGGTCTTGCCCTGGGACGAGATTAGTCTCGTCTACCTCAATCAGTAGATTACCAGACAAAGCTGCATTATCTACTGCCATTCGCATAAAGCCGTTCATTAGTGTTTGAGTGTCATCCATATTCTCAGCGATACCTACGCCAAAAATACTGTATGGATTCATCTCATAAGGAGCTGCAAAGTAAGGAATATAAGCTGGAGTAAATGGGTTCATTACAAGACGTAACACTTGCCCATTACAAATCCAGATATTTACACTTAGCTGATCTGCATCTTCTAAATCTTTAGGGATGTCTACCCCTTGATCTTCTATTACTTCTTTGTCCACAAAACCCCAGAACTCTAGAACTTCAAAACGGTCAGCTCTATCTTCCTCTGAGTTATCTTCCATGATGTGTTCCCACCACTGTTTACGATAGCTTTCACCAAGTCGTAAAGCATTGTCTACAGCATTCTCACGGAAATAGGGACGATTCTTCAAACCACGTACTTGAGAACGTGACATCTTATGACGTTCTATTACATACTCTGCTTCTTCCATTGTAGCTGCATCAGGATCTGGGTAAAAATTCCAAATAGATACAGATGTAGTTTGTGGAATTGTTTTAAACATAGGAGAGTAGTTGCCTTCATCATCCCAGTTTGGATACTCTTTATCTACAGCAAATGGGCCTTTCATAACCCCTGTACCAAAAAGTGCTGTTTCAAAAGCAGCAGCACGTAGGTGTTTCTTTGCGTGAGATTCTTCTAATTGATCATGTATTTTCTTTTCCATTTTTTTAGCTGCAACTTCAGCAGGGTACAATTGTACAGCAGATGGACTACCATTTACCCCAGGTTTTACATCATCAATAACAGGCTCTAACATTCCTGTTAAAGCACCAAGTCTTTCTTTAAACTCTGGTAAAGTTTCTCCTGGAAGTAGTTTAGCCATTTCTCCACTAACTGCTTTACGTACTTCAGGATTTGTTTCATAATTAACAATATCTTCTACACCATCTGGTAAGACTGTAGGATCAATACTAATTGGAAATCTATTACCACCAAACAATACTTCTGTTATTTGACCATAAGCTGCAAGAACTTTTGTTTTAGTTACTTTTACAAATACTCTAGACTTTTCTGTAGAAGTAAACTGTACATCAGGTCCATATAAACCACGATAATTACGATAAGCTTGAATCCAACGTTCTTCGTCTAACTGCCTTGCAGTAGAAGACTTACTGTGTTTATCTTTAACAAACTGAACAATGTGACCTACAGTAGGATCTGAATATTCTTCTTCGGCAACATCTTCTATTGCAGAAGTTCCTTCCATATCCATAATCATTTCTTCAAAATCTTGTTCTGCCATTTTATTTCCTTAGTAGCCAAATGTGGGATCTGATGCTTGAAAGCCTGTACGTTGTGATGCAGGATCAAAATCAAATATATTACTTCGTGGTCTAGTCATTATACCATATCTTAATGCATCATACAAGTGATCTTCTGCGTGTGTATCTACATCTTCTGGATTTTTCTTGTCTAACGGAATAGAGGGTAGTTGAGATATAAGATTAGTGCAACTAGAAAAAAACACAAGTCTAGGTTCCTCCGTAAATTCATCTACTTGCAATCGTCTGTGTAACTCGTTTTTACCTGCTACACGAGAGCCTTTTGATCTATCTGAAGGTCTCCACCTACAACCTTTTAAGATCATTTGTTCTGCTAAACTTGGACCAGTATCACCACGTTTATGCCAAAGAGATGAGTCAAGAACTCCGTAACGTATGTTTTCACCTGACTCATTTTCTATCTCTAGTATCATATCAGCTAGGTCAGTAGCTGTGACCTTTGATACATAAAGTTCTCTATATACTACTAGTTGCTCAGATCCAGGAACCATAGTAAACCAAAGAATGCCAGTGTATGAACCATAACCATAATCACAAGCTCTAAAATGTGTCCAGTTAGATGGTATCTCGTAAGGTTCTATTACGTGCAGATTTCTATTAAACTCAGGAAAAGCTGCACCTTCGTTTATATCCCAATCACCTTCGAGTAGTTGTCTACGTTGATGTTCAGGTAACGACAAAAGATTGGCTTCGTATAAACCATCGTCTGATAGATAAGGGTTGTCGAAAAGGGTGGCAGGAATGAACTTACGTTTGAACAGAGGCTCACCCTCTCGACTGTGACCTTTCGGCCACTGTATCACTTCTCCGTTTTCATCAGTAGCATGGAACGAGTTATTAGGCACTTGAGGATCAATAAACGTTCTTTTTACCCACTGATGGCCTGGACCGCCAGGGTTGCTAGTCGCTCTCATATACAGTGGCAAACCTGAAGCCCTTGTTGTACGGAGACGTGATCTCATATAATTCCATGCGTAAGGTGAAGGCCATTGTGTAAGTTCGTCAAAGCCAATCCAGTTAAAGGCTTGACCTTGGTATCTCATAACGTCATCCTCTCTGTCGAGGTAGGACATCCACAATGTAGCACCTGATGGAGCTACCCAAGTTTTATCTCTTTCCATAAACTTTATTCCAGGTATAGCTTTGGGATAAAGTTGTTTGCTTACTGATATAAGCTCTCTAAGCTCTTCTGTACTCCTACGAACAAGTAGCATTCGTGCATTTGGATTCCCCAAGTACCGCACTGGGTCTGCAACCATTGCATAAGACTTACCACCACCTGCTGCTCCTCCATAAAGAACTTCTTGTTCTGTAGCTGCTAAAAAACTAGTCTGAGGTCCAGGATTAGGTTCAAAGATAACTTCTCTAGCTTTTTCAAAGTCTATTTCTTCAGGCTTCGGTTGGGCTGGAACTAACTCTTTCTCTATAACCGAGTCTTTGGATTTCAAGCTTTTCCGCTTTTTGTAACGCTTCTTTGTACCTTTGGGCGAGGTAACGTTGAGTTGAAGCTTCGTTCTTACGTTGTTGCTCAATTTTTACTCTCTTGTATAAACCTACATGTGAAATGTATTTTCCAGATTGAGTACTGAGCCAAGCTGATACTTCTCTATAACTGTATTGCTTTATAAACTTCTTAGCTTTTTCAAACAACTCTAGTTCTTCTGGGATTGGTAGTAGTATATCACAATCATCAGGGTCTTGTCTATACCCAAATGGTATATGTCTACCAACTCTTACAACAGGTTGCCACTCATATTCACCATCTACCTCTATAGGTTTGGGTAACTTCCAAGTTCTATTCGTCTTCATTAGCTTTCTGTGGTAATATAAATAGTGGATTAGCTGCAGATACTTCTACTTTTTCTGTCTTAATAAAACCACTACGGTCTAAAACATCTTTTGCAGCAGCCATCTTTTCTTTATTACCTAAGTCTGTAGGATTATGCATTACTTCAAACATTGAATATGCAGCTTTTACAGCTGACGAAGAAATAAATTTCTTTGTGAGATCTGCAATTTCTTCTGCTAAAGACTCTGAAATAGCTTTTGTAGATACACCATCTGCATAACCTGCAAGTTTTCTAGCTTTAACTAGATTACCTCCAGCTTCTTCAAATAGTACGTCTAAGAACTTCTGTTGTTTTTCTGTTAAGTTTCTTGCCATTATGCCACCATATAAATTATAAAACCTAGAATGCCTGTACCTATTAAAAGAATAAAGCCTGAAAGACCCCAAGTAACTATTGCCTCTTGTATCTCTGCTTTACGGTACTCTTGTTCTTTTTTCTGTTTTCGTATCTTGCCTTCAGTTGCTACAAGCTCATCCCAAGCAGATGGCCCCATACTAAAGCTAATCCAGTCCTTTAGCTCTTTTCTCATTGATTCAGCTTTTTTCTTAGCTGTAAAAATTTCTAAGGCTTCAGCTTCAACAGAACCCCCATTGAGTGCTTTCCACCAAGGAGGGTTCTTGTTTTTTTGTTCTAGATAGGCTAGGTCACTCATACTACTAGCCCATTGGGTAAGTTGTCCTGACATATCTTGAAGATCTTTTCCGAACTGGAAACCTTTCTTCAACGCATTGAACGCTACGGTAGCTCCACCGATTATTGTTACTGGGTCCACGAGCCTCCTCCCAAAGTACTCCTAGTATCATTAAAGAACTTATTGCGTTCTTCAAAGGGCTTTACCTGTTAGTATAACCTTTTCTATATCATATCTACCAATACCTAAGTCTCGTAGCTCCCTATCGGTCATTCTGTAAAGCTGCATTCTAGCAATTCTACGCCTAGCTGACTCTGTTCTTGCTTCTACTAATCTGTTAAATAATTTTCTAAACATTTTCTACTCCTATGTTAGCCCTAACTGGACAGGAGTAGTTATACTACAAATAGTTATATCATACTACAGACAAAAATGCAACCCCGTTATGTCGGTTGGTAATGCTCCTCACCAGAAAGTATAACATGAGCATCTGCACCCGACTCTTCAAAACCTACAATCTTGTCTCCTGCAGACAGTGCAAGATAGCCACCACCTTGTATTATTTCTTCTAGGCTATTACCTGCAAGGCTGTGATCATCAACAATAAAATGATATGTAGTCGTAGAAGCCTCATACCATTGTAAGCTATACTTCTTAGTAGAGTTAGCACCAATAGATACATGCATAAATCTAATAAGACTAATAAAGTTGTTAGGGCAAGTATATATTAGATCACCACTAGCCCCACCTGCTGTAGCAGTGAGGTCTTTAGCTGCTGAAAAGAATTTAGCATCTGCTAGTAAAGTCACTTGTTACCTTTTACTTTCTTAACCACCTTAGTTGTCCACGCTTCGTTTACATCAGGGGTAGAAGGATCATCCCCAACTAGTTGACCCTTTTCATTACGAGCACGTACTTTTACTTCTTCTGTATCTTTTACAAAATCCAGTACGGCAGGATCTTTAGTGTGCCATTCTCCACGGATATACTCCGCAAGAACAGCACCGTATTGGTCTACTACTTTATCACCATCTAGTTTCATTATCTACCACCACTTCCAAATTTAACCGTTGGTTTTTTGTTTCTTCTTTTTCTAACTCCAGGGACTCCACCACCCTTACTTAAATCTTTAACGTAAAGACCTAATTTAGTTAATTCACCTAGAAGTTCATCCATTAAAGAACCTGGGTTTTTATCTACTTTTTGATTTCTTAATTTTTCTAATTTTTTCTTTGTGTTTTCTAATCTTTTACTTGCAGCTTCACGTTCACCAATACTTACCTTTTTAATATCGGAGTTAATCTTTTTTATCTTATTTGTAACAGCAACAGGTATTTTTGGAGGTCTACGATTATTAATAAGTGTTGTTGTAACTTTTTCTATAGCTAAAGAACCTGGTTTAGCTACAGGAGGTTCACCTGAACCTGGACGTTTTTTAGGCTTAACAGTTTTTTTAGGAGCACCTGACTTTGGTCTAGGCTTAGGTTTAGTTACCTTTTTCTTTTTACTTACCTCTTCTTTTAAATCAGTAGTATATCTTTTACCTTTCCAGGTAAAAACTTTACCTGCACCTTTTTCTATACGTGCAGCATTAAAAGCTTTTTTAAAGCTCATATCATCGTATTTACCTGCCATAGTACTTAACCTTTCTTCTTAGCCATGCCACCATAAAACATTCCTGTTTTACGCATGTCATTCATTTTGCCCATTCCACCACCCATGTAGCCTGACTTTTTCTTAGCCATACCACCGTAGTTATAGCCCATCTTCTTGGCTACCTCTGGTGCTTCTTTCTTTAAGGCTTTCATTCCTTCATTCATTGGTTTTTTCATTGCAATTCCTCCTTCGTTAGCTCTGAACTTCTTTACTTTGTCTGCAACTTTTTTAGGTTGAGCCACAAACTGCTTACCTGCCTTCGTGCCTTCTCGTTTAGCTCTGGTTGTAGCTGCATACTCACTGCTGCTAAGAGACTTAATAGCCTTATCAGGGAGATAACGTTCACCAGTTTTAGCACTAGGCTTACCACTTTTAGTTCTCCACTTTTGTTTAGTCCAAGACTTAAGACTTTTTTGTGGGCTTTTTAGACTCATTGTGAACCTTCTGTATTGCAAAGTTAGCAGACAAGCTTGCTCCTTTATGGGCAACAAACTTACCTGTATGTTTCATTAACTTATAACCACCATCAGGCTGTTTCATCCAGTGGTATCCTTTTGGTGCGTTTACTTTCACGTCTTGTACCCCCCACCTTTTGCTTTGTATTGTTTTGCAACCATCTGTGCTTTTCTTGCCGACCATTGCCCAGGTTTGCCACCTTTGGAACCTGCCTTAACTTTTGAGACAAGATTCTTACGCATAGTCGGTTTTGTGTAGTTACCGGCAGCATTTACAGTGGATTTCTTCTTCACGTTATTAAGCCTTACAGTTACAATCTGCACCGCATTTAATGTTTAATAGTGCACATGCAATTCTTTTTAAATATCTTCCAAACCATTTAATTACTCTCATAATGAAACTCCCATTTTAATTTTTTTACATTCTGGTATTGCTAAATACCCTTCACTTTGAAAGTACCTAGCTACTATTAATGCCTCTTGAATACATGCTTCCTCTGTACTAAACGTTGCTTCTGTCTTAGCCATGACTTCGCAAGTTAATGCAGAAGGTCCAGTACAGAGGAGCATAAATGCTATCCACATTAGAAGCTAACCTTTGCTCCTACTGTTACGTCACCAAACTCTAAGTCTGAGTCGGTTGATACTTCAGTATATAGATTAATGTTTGTACTTGGTACTGAGTAGTCTGCAGTAAAGTCTAGTCCTTGGAAGATGTCTCCCTCGTCTAGTTCTAACATATCAATGTCTGTAGCTACACTTAGTCCAATACCCATAGCAGTTAATCCTGCTGATGGAGTTAGTTCCCACTCCCACTCTTCTACACCAGTGGTATAGTTGATATCAGAGTCTGCACCGATAGATAATGTCTGTCCTGCGACAGAAAAATCCATAGCTGATGTTGATGTAGCTGCTAGTGCAACTACAGTTGCGATTGCCGTTGTTTTCATTTTATGATCCTTTTTTCCATTTCTTTGAGGGAGACTTCGTCTTTGAAGGACTCCACTTAACTTTATCTGCCCAGTATGCAGCAGACATTTTACCTTTTTTAATATTCTTTGCATGACGTGATTTAAAAGCTTCACGTTGCCCTGCAGTCTGGTTTGTCTTTACACCTTTTTGTCCAAACTTGATGTACTTGTACTTACCACCTTCAGAAGCCATAACATGATGGGACTTACCACTGCTATCATTAAGACGTTGAGGTTTGTTGACACCCTTGAGTCCAACCTCTTTCATTTTGTTTTTTACTCGCTCAGGTATTGCCATTATCTTTTTCCTGCTCTACTATTTCTAGGAAAAGATCTGTTAGCACGTTTAGTTGTAACTGACAGGTTCTTTGCGCTATTATCTCTAGGATTACCATTACGGTGATTTACGTCTTTACCATCACCTTTTTTAACTACCCCTGCTTTTTTTAAAGTATTACGAGCTGCATTACGTGAGGCTCTATTCTTTTTCTGTGCAGCTGTACCTTGATACTTTTTGTACTCATTCTTATAGTTTCTCATGTTTTGTATCTTTCATACTTTGGATTATCTTTTCTTCCAAATAATGTTAGCACAAAATTCATAAAACCCCTAATCATTTCTGTTGGAGTAGGTAACAACCAACCAAGTATTAGAAGTAACATTACCCAAGGGGGTATATTAGTATTAATAATATCTAAGTTTTCCACTTTACCTGTCTCTACTTCTTTTATTATTTCGGTTTGTATAACGTCTCTACCTGCAGTAACTTCTTCGGTCTGTTCTACAGACATTACTGACTGCCTATTCTCTGCACCTATCTGTGCATTAGAATTTACTGTAGGACCGCCTGATCCTCCTAGCGACAGAAGAGTACTCAAACCACAACCAGATAAGAATAGAATTAGGACCAACCATCGCATTACATCAGCTCAAAATGAGGCGCATCAATAAATGGCCTACGTCCCTGTGACCTACGTAAGTCTATGTATGCCATCATTGCATCCTCAGCTGTACCTGAGTACGACCTAATATCTCCCTCAGACCAGGCAGCTCCCCACTTAACGGATGCCCCAGTTTCTTCTGCAGCTTGTTTAAAAGCATCACAGATGTTATCGTACAGGTTTAACTCCCAGGATACGTCTGGGCCTACATAAGCTACTACATCAACTGCATGGCTAAAGCCATCGTCCTGTAGTAGGTGCTTAGAACGCATAGTCTGAGATCTTCCTGCAGCTACATTAGCTTTTTGTTCCTCAAAGGTACGTATACCTTGCGTAACTCCAAAGTCTACATCTGTAATCTGAATAGCTCTTTCTACTACTCCAGTCATAGCAGGATGTACACCCTCTAATCTGTCCATTGATCTTTGTGAAAGTCTAAAAGTCATTATCTTTGAAATCCTCTTCTTCGGCCTCTCATGCGTCTTCGTATAGCATCCATACCTCCTGTAGGTCTTCTGCTTGGTCTACGTGTAGGTGGTCTTGTAGGTCTAGGTGGTTTTGGTCTTGGTGTTGGACCAGTTCTAGGTTTAGTAAGGTCAATTTTAGGAAAAGGTCTTCCTGTATTTGTGCGTGTAGACTTTGGCCTTGTTGACATTTTCCCTTTTACCGCAGGTCCAGTTTTTGTACCTTTTGGTACTGCTTTAGGTTTAGGTTTAGTACCTCCAGGTTTTTGTCTATTACCTCTAATAAACTGTTCTATTCTTTGTCTATTTCTAACTCTAGGAGTCCCTTTTACTCTACCACCTCTTGTACTTGGTGTTGGTCTTTGTCTTCGTGTTCTCATTATCTCATATCCTTCTTCATAGCTGTTTATTTATTTCACTGACAAGCTGAAGTGCCATCAAAGACACAAAAGACTTTTGGTTCGACTAGCTGAAACTCTGGCTTAACTATGCTAACTGTTGCTAGGTCTGACATTGTGTCATTAGTATCAACAGCTACTGTAACGTTATTATCAGATTGGTTTATAGATACCTCTTTGTTATTGTTAGATCGAACAACTGCTATCTCTTTATTTGTTCTATTGCCATCAACAGTAGCAGCTATTTGTCCTAGTCCAATTATGGTTGGAGATAGTGCAGCTACTGTGTTTAATACCTTGTCACCAGTAGATGTAGGTTGAGTAGTGATAGCCCCAGAAGCATTGCCGCCTTGCATTAACATAGCTGCTGCTACTACACCACCATCACCCTGTGCAGCTATTGCAGCAATAGTGTCCATGCGTTTCCACTCAGCAGAACTATTATACTTATGGTAAGCCTCGTTCATGGCTACGTCATTTTTAGTTGAGCAAGCTGCTAATAAAATAGCAGGTATTAATATTAAATATTTCATTATCTCATAAGTCCTCTTACATTTGTATTTACGCCACTATACTGACTAGGTGTCATACCTGCTTTACGTTTTTTAGGAGAATTAGGCATTAATCCAGAGGTAGGAGTTGGTGGTGTATATGGTTCCCTCATAGGATCTACTATTGGATTTGGGGGAGGTTGTTTTGTAATTGTAGGTGGACCAGAAGGTACTGAAGGATCTACTACTCTACCTTTATCAACACTTGTAGGTGTAGCAGGTGTAAAAGATTCTCTCTTAGGATCTACTATGGGTTGAACTGGTAGACGTTCTATAGGTTTTAAAGGATCTACCACCATACCTTTATTATCACTTATAGGTGTATCTGGTGTAAAAGACTCTCTCTTAGGATCTACTATAGGTTGAACTGGTGGACGTTCTATAGGTGTAATTGTTTTTGGAACAGTTGTTGAAGGTCTTAAAGGATCTACTATAGGATCTTGTTGAGGTGGTTGTACCGATCTAGATATTATTTCCTTAAATTTCTCATTAGCTTCTTTTATTGCTGCAGCTTGGGCATTATTATTAATATTAGAAGGAGGCAATGTCGTTCTAACATCCTTATCTTCTGTATACGTAGCTTTATTAAATACATAAGCAGGAATTTTAATACTTCCATCGTTAGGTAAACCAAGCATACTTGGATCATACATTCCACGACTACAACCAATATTTCCTATATTTCTTCCATTCATATAAACAGAACTACCTCTTATTTCATAATTAGCATCTGGGGGAAAATAACTTAGTTGAAATTTATTAGCGGTTGGTTGTGCTTGTTTAGGTTGTCCTTGTTGCTGATTAAATTGCATCTGCAAATCTTGAAGTCTTTTTTGTTCTCTACCATAATTAGTTTGAAAATATTGATTTTGTTGCAGTCCTAAATTTTGAAGTTGCCGTATTTCGGGTTGTTGTCTTTGATAGGACGTAACTAAATTTTGCATAATTTGTGGTGAGCTAAGAAACTGCTTTAGTTCTGGTGGGGCAGTATTAAAAAATTGTTGTAGCGAGTTTACATAACCTTGTTGTTTTTGTTGTAAAGAAAGGTTTAGTTGTTGTTGTTGTTGTTTTATACGCTGTATAAAAGGATCAGAGTTTATTCTTGTAATAAAAGCATTTCGTTGTTGATTAAATTGATTAAAAAGATTTTGTTGTGGTGGTAAAGCCTGTTGAGAAGAGGGGACTGCTTGCATGGGCTGTCGTAGTGGTGAACTCATTACCTCATATCCTTCTTCATAGCTACCTTATTGCCCATTGGCTTACCTGCCATATAAGCTGTAGCTCCCATATATGCTGCTACTATACCAGTTTGTGCAATATAAAACAACCCAAGAAGGTCTGCTAGGGCTGCTACTCGTGTATCTGACATTAGAGGTGTAAATAGAACAACTGTAAAGCCAATCATCATTATCATTGCTATCCAAGCCATCTTCTTTTGTGACTCAGCCTTCTCTTCACGTAGCTCTACTTCGAGCATACGTTCTTTCATGGCTACTTCATCTAGAGTAACCTTACCATCACCGTCTACATCAAAGTCTATGACCATTTAGTATTCCCATTCCCGTTTTCTTCTGGGATCTAGAACATCCCTAGCCTTTAAATGGCCTTCAAGGTACATAGCTCTCTCTACCCTGTCCAGAGAGTACTTTATACCTGTATCATTTCTTATTTTCTCTCTAATGTAGAACACATCGGATCTAGGAATGTGCACTCTACGGAGTTTACCTTCGTCTTCTGAAGCTAATGCCCTATAAAATTCCTCTACGACATTGTCAGAAGAGTACATTGCTGGTTTCTTCATCTAGTTATACCTAATTTTTAGGGTAAAGTCAACACTTTTTAAGTGGGACGACAAAAAAAGTTTAGATTTTGTCTTAAAGTATACTTAAAGTTACTTAAAGTATATAATAACTATTAATATATTAGTAATAATTAAAACTTAAAGTTACTTTAAGTATTCTTTATGTAATACTATAAGTAATTATACAGTATATTGCAGCCAAAGTCAACTATTATTTTTAATTATTTTTAAAAAACATTGCGGTTTACCTGCTGCGATCATAAAATAAAGGTTAACAGGCTGTTTTAGCTACAGGGTGCGACAATTTGTCCAAACTAAAAAACCCCATCTCTGTCATTGGGTATATATACATACGGGTATACCCCCCATGCCCCATGCACCCGTTACGTTATAACATAACATTTATCTTGCAGATTACTATCAGAACACATTCACACATTCGAATATGTATAACATATTGTTTTTATTGAATATGTAATACAATATACTATTACATCACTGGTGTTATAGTATAACATAACGTTATATTTGCGAGTGATTCTCAATTGCATAAAGTTTATGTACAACTTTATATTCAACTTTTTGAATATTACACGGTCATCATCCTAGTTGCGAACCATTCTCAATTAGAACATAACAAGAACAAGAGAACAAACCGTGAATACTATCAT